GGTGGGGTATATTTGCGCAATTCCAGAACCTGAGGGTCTGCTATGGCATACGAACCTGCTGACATTGAAGAAGAACGTCTGCGCCTTGAGCTGCGCTTAAAGCTCCTTGAAACGCACGAACGTGCAACAACCAAATTCATTGACTTCTGCCAGTACGTCTGGCCAGAAATGTTGGTCGGTGAGCACCATCGCATCATTGCTGAAAAGTTTGACCGGGTCATTTCGGGCGAATGCAAGCGCTTGATCATCGCGATGCCCCCGCGCCACGGTAAGTCACAACTGGGCAGTTATCTGTTCCCCGCCTACCTGATGGGCCGTTTGCCTCAGTCCAAGCTCATTGTTGGCTCGCACACCGCGGAACTGGCCCAACGCTTTGGCCGGATGATCCGAAACCTCGTGGACGACGAAAAGTACAAAGAGCTTTTCCCGCACATGCAGCTCTCTGCTGACTCCAAGGCCGCCGGACGGTGGAACACGGCCCAAGGCGGGGAAGCCTTCTTCATCGGTAAGGGCGGCGCGATGACTGGCCGCGGCGGTGACGTGATCATTCTGGACGACATCTTGGACGAACAGGATGCCAACTCTGAAACCGCGATGGAAGCAACGTGGGACTGGTACGAGTCTGGCCCTCGTCAGCGTTTGCAGCCCGGCGGCGCGATCATCCTGATCAACACCCGTTGGAAGACGGACGATCCTGCAGGTCGTTTGATCAAGATGCAGAAAAACTTGAAGGCCGACCAGTGGGAGGTCTTGGAGTTCCCTGCGATTTTGCCGTCTGGCAAGCCTCTTTGGCCGGGCTACTGGAAAATCGATGAATTGGAGAAGGTCAAATTCTCCATTGGTCTGCCAAAGTGGAATGCTCAGTGGCAACAACAGCCAACCAACGCTGAAGGTGCGATCCTCAAACGTGAATGGTGGAAAAAGTGGACGTATTCTGAGCCACCACAGTGCGAATACATCTTGCAGTGCATGGACACGGCGTACTCCAAGAAGGAAACGGCCGACTTTTCTGTCATCTCGACGTGGGGCGTGTTCTATCCTGATGCGGACTCGGGCCCCAACCTCATCTTGTTGAACGTGCGCAAGGGGCGCTGGGATTTCCCGGAGCTCAAGCGCGTCGCACGGGACGAGTACCAGTATTGGCGACCAGACAACGTCTTGATCGAAGCCAAGGCCACCGGCACACCGCTCCAGCAGGAACTTCGTAAGCTCGGGATCCCCGTCACGATGTTCTCGCCCGGCGGTCGTCGCACGGGGCAGGACAAGATCAGCCGCGCCAATGCTGTGGCCCCGATCCTCGAATCGGGCATGGTGTGGTACCCAGAGGGGATGGAGTGTGCTGAGGACTTGGTGGAGGAGTGTGCTTCGTTTCCCAATGGCGCGAATGATGACCAAGTGGACACGGCGGTGATGGCTTGGCACAGGTTCCGTCAGGGTGGGTTCATCAGTCTGCAGGATGATGATTGGGATGAGCCGGAGCCGAATCAGCAGCCGGTTGAGTATTACTGATCTTGGTCATAAAATGGCCGCAATATTCTCGAGGACCGCGGACCATGGCCAACGAACAGCTCAACCAGTTACTTGACGCAGCGATTGCGCGTCATGATGAAACTCTTGCTCAATTCGGGGGCCCGGCTCCTGTTCATCTTGCCGAGGGCGGTGTGCCTTTCACGCCCACCATTGGGATCAAGGGCTCGGCCCGTGATGAGTTGAACAAGATCAAGTCGGACTATGACGCTTACAACGCTGCGGTGGACAAGTACAACGCGGACAACAAGGCGTATGTGGACTCGTTTTACACGATCAACAGCAATCCTGTGATTGCAGAAAAAAGCCGAAGCCCTTTTTCCAGTTTAGGGGGCAACGGGTACAACTACTACACAGCGGATGACAAGGGTGTGTTGACCACAGTCAAGCCCACCACATCTACTCGCCAGATTTCGGTCACGCCAACGGAAGAAGATCCGTCAGATACAAGAATGGTCACAGACTTCGCCATCAATGGTCGTGATTTAGCGAATGCGCAGTATGTGGCCATCCCCGGCGACAGCAACTACACCTATGTGCGCACTTCCAACGTAGCACAGCCTATCGCGCCCACGGCTCCTGCTGTGACGCAAGCGCAATTGGAGGCCAAGGCAAACGCAGCCAAAGCTGATGCCAAGGCCCGTCAGACCGCGGTCAACGTAGCATTCGACCCACAAAGCTATGGTTTGAGCATGAACCGCTTGTTTGCTGAGGGTGGCGATGTTTCACGTGAAACACCTTTGACTGAAGAAGAGATTGCTGCAGCCAGCCGTCCTGCTTTTGTCACGCCCAAGTCTGGCATTGGTCGCAAGGCCGGTCCCATCAGCGATGCGTTGAACTCGGGCGCTGCTTACCCAGCCATGGCTCGCGGAGCAGCAGACGTGCCCTACGATGTGGTGGGCGCGCCGGTGGATATTGCAACCATGGCGCTGCGTCCTCTTGGCTACAAGGAAGAAAAGCCAGTCATGGGCAGCGAGTGGATCAAGGAAAAGATGACCAAGCTCGGCGTGCGCCCGGGCGAAGAGGCCAGCTCGACATTGCAGGGGTTCCGTACGCTGGGTGAGCTCGGCGCGTCGACCGTGAATCCCGGACCAGTGGCCGCCAAGGCCGGTCAGGTTGCGGAAAAGGGGATTGCAGCTGCGGGCAGGGAAGTGGCGCGTCAAGTGCTGCGCGGTATGGAAGGCGAAGGCATCTTGGCTCCTGTCAGCCCGCCCATGGCTTTTGCGGTCAAGCCCCGCGGCGGCACGTTTGCCACCTCTGGCTCACTGGACGCACCGCCCCTGTCCAAGCTGGATGAGATGCTGGGCAACTACGCCGAGCGCGCGCAGCAGGAAGTGCCAGAAGCCAATCGCGAAGCGGTCAAGGAATTCATCGACAAGAAGGCGCGCAAGTACTTCACCACTGAATACGGCACGGGCAACGATGCGTTGCGCAACGCCATCCGCACAGGTGAGATGCCAATCATTGGTCGCGATGTGGATCGGTTCCCTCCTTACCTCTTGCACGCGGCTCAAAATGCAGACGTACCCGGCCACGCTGTGGCCAAGAAGCATTTGGAAAAGGCGTACGACGAGCTCAGCAACTTGGAAGGCAACGTGCTGGGCTTGATCAATTCATCGGACGCCGATGCTCGTCGCATGTTCCAAGAGCACATGCGCCAGACCAAGGAGCAGCAGCGCCAGCTGATGGCAGCCGAGGGCGTGCCAGACGAGTTCCAACACCCTGCTTTGAACAGCTATTCGCTCTCGGATCTGGAAACCTACCCCTCATCCACCAAGAGTTTGCGTCGTTTGATGGAAGCAGGCGAGCAAGGTACCCTGCCTTCTGGCATCCAAGGCGCGATGCAGCGCCAGCAACCGGTGTACGACGTGTCGCAACCGTACATGGAGTTCCTGCAGCCACGTGCAGTGGCCGAGAACCTCGCTGCATTGCCTGCCAACAAGCTCAAAAACATGAGTTTTGCTGATGCGATGGTCGAGGGCAGCAAGAAATTGAAGGTGTTCCGCGACTACGACAGCGCAATTGCCAAGGCTGACCGCGGTGGCACGCTGCCCAAAGAGGTCACGGAGCTGTACACCAAGCCATTTTTGAAGGGTGACACCGGTGAATGGCGTCAGATCATCGAACCGCGCGCCACGGACCTCGAAGGAAAGCTCATGGGCCACTCTGTTGGAGGCTACCGCGAAGGCGAAACCTACGGTACGGCCTACACAGGGCTGCCCTATGGAGGCAAAAAGGCTTTCGAAGAGGGTCTGGTCAAGGTATATTCGCTGCGCAACGACAAAGGTCAGCCTACAGTGACGCTTGAGATGGCCAAATCTGATGGTGGCAAGGGCGACAAGTGGAACATCACGCAAATCCGTGGTCCGTTCAACTCGGAACCAGCCGCAAATCAGTGGAATGACATCTTCAAATTCATTGACAAAGGCGCTGATCACATCAACACTATCAAGTCCAACAGCTACACAGCGGATCGCACGGGTCAAGGCCTGACGCAGGGTACCGCGGTGGACTGGGGCAGAGAGTACGACATGTGGAAACATGGTATGTTGCCCGAGGAGCATGCCAAAGGTGGTAGCGTCGAACGCAAAACTAGCGATAATCGCAGATATCTGTAAGGAATTCCCATGGCTATTGAACGCAACATCACCTCTGATGATCTACCAGCAGGCGAAGCGCTGATTGAGTTTGACAAAGAGGCAGCAATGCCCGATGTTGAGATCGAAATCGACGACGAAGGCGGTGCGACTGTCAACATCGGTGAAAACGAAGACAAAACTGTTGCGTTTGACAGCAACCTTGCTGAGGTTTTGGACCCATCGGTGCTTGCAACGCTGTCCGCGGACCTGCAATCGCTGTTTGAGGCCGACCAATCGTCTCGCAAGGAGTGGGAAGAGCAGTACGGCAAGGGTTTGAAGCTCTTGGGCTTCACTTTTGAAGAGCGCACTAAGCCTTTCAAGGGCGCGTGCGGCGTGAGCCACCCTCTGTTGACCGAATCCATCGTTCAATTCCAGTCCACAGCCTTGAAAGAGCTCATGCCTGCTGAAGGTCCTGTGCGCACACAGGTGTTGGGCAAGGAAACACGCGAAAAGTTGGCGCAAGCAGAGCGCGTGCGCAACTTCATGAACTACCAAATCACCACGGTGATGGAAGAGTACACGCCTGACTTCGATCAGCTGCTGTTCTACGTGGGCTACGGCGGTTCGGCCTTCAAGAAAATCTATTTTGACGAGAACAAGCAGCGCATGGTCAGCCAATTGGTGCTGCCTGACAACTTGTACATCCCATACAACGGCTCATCGGTGATGAGCGAATGCGCGCGCATCACGCACCGCGTGTTTATGTCGACCAACGACTACCAAAAGGCAGTTGTGCGCGGTCAGTACCTCGATTTGGCCATGCCCACCACCTCTGGTGAGGCTGGTCAGAGCATCATCAAGAAGGAAGTCGACAAGACCACGGGCGTGCAGCCCAACTCGACCGAAGAAGAGATGTCTTTGCTCGAGTTCCAAGTCGATTTGGACCTCCAAGGCTTTGAGCACAAGAACAAGGACGGCGAAGAGACAGGGATCGCCCTGCCCTACATCGTCACCTTGGACGAAACCACCGGTGACGTGGTTGGTGTGCGTCGCAACTGGAAAGAAGGCGACGAAACCTACGCTCGCAAGCAGTACTACATCCACTACTTGCTCGTTCAGGGTCCCGGCGCGTACGGTTTGGGCTTCTTGCACCTGATCGGTGGCTTGACCAAGACTTCGACAGCTGCGCTGCAGCAATTGATCGACTCTGGCACGCTCTCCAACCTGCCAGCAGGCTTCAAGGCCAAGGGCGCACGTATCATGAACGACGACGTGCCACTGAGCCCCGGCGAGTGGCGCGATATCGACGTGGGTGGTGCCGATTTGCAGGCATCCATCTTGCCGTTGCCATACAAGGAGCCAAGCCAGACGCTCATGGCTTTGTTGGGCTCTTGCGTGGACTCTGGCCGCCGCTTGGCCAGCATCACCGACATGCAAGTCGGCGACAGCAACCAAAACGCTGCTGTGGGCACCACGATTGCTTTGCTCGAAAAGGGCAGCGCGGTCATGTCGTCCATCCACAAGCGCATGCACTACAGCCAGAAGTTGGAATTCCAGCTCTTGGCCAAAGGTTTCGGCGAATACTTGCCCGACGAGTACCCCTACGATGTGCCCGGCGAGAGCCGCCACGTCAAGAAACGCGATTTCGACAACCGCGTGGACGTGCTGCCCGTCTCTGATCCCAACATCTTCTCTGTGGCCCAGCGCATCACCATGGCGCAGACACAGCTGCAGCTGGCTCAGAGCGCGCCACAGATGCACAATATGTACGAGGCATACCGTCGCATGTACGAGGCCATCGGCGTGCGTGATATCGACGATTTGTTGAACGGCACGAACGTGGACAAGCCAAAGGATCCTGCAAGCGAGAACGCACAGGTTCTGGACGGTGTGGCCTTGAAGGCTTTTGCTGGCCAACAGCACGATGCGCACATCATGGCTCACATCATGATGGGTTTGTCACCCATGGTGGCAAGCATGCCCAACGTCGCGGTCAATTTGCAAAAGCACATCTTCGAGCACATCAAGCTCAAGGCTGAAGAGGAAGTCGAAGCTCAGTTGTTCCGCCAGTACGGTGCCGATCCACAGGGCATGGTCTCTGCGTTGCAGCGTGAAGCCATGATCGCGGTCAAGACAGCCGAATACTTCCAGCAAGCCAAGCAACTGCAGACACAGATGCAAGGCGACCAGACTGACCCATTGGTGGGCCTCAAGAAGCAAGAGCTGGACCAGAACGCTCAGCGCGATCAGGCCAAGACTCAGCTCGAACAGCAGCACCTGTTGCTGGATCAACAGCGCGAGCAAGCCGATCAGGCCAACGATGCGGCCAAGCTGCAGCTCGACCGCGAAAAGATTGCAGGCCAGCATGGCGTGCAGCACCGTCAAATCGATCAACAGGGGATCCAACATGCCAACCAGCTCACGCACCAAGCAATCCAAAACGCGCAGCAAGTCGCCCAGCAAAATGCTGACCGATTCGCCCAAGCGAACCAAGCCCAGCAGCCTCAAACCTGACATTAAGTACGTTTTTCGAAAAGACGCGTTCAAAAAAGTGAAGATTTCGTAACTTTTTGTGCATAATGTGCACACAACCCTCGGACAGGGGTCCTTCTGTCTGCTTCATTGGAGTTATCCATGCTTGAGTTTGTAGAAAAACTGCACAAGTCGATCCGTGATCTTGAACGTGAGACGCAAGAGATCGTGACGGCTGGAAAAGTGCGGGATATGGAGCAGTACAAGTTCCTGATGGGCCGTCTTGAGGGTTACCGATTTGTGCGAGAAGCTGTAAATGGCCTATTGCGCAATAACCCCGACTTAAAAGAGGACCAACATGACTGAACTGACCCCATTGGAGAAAAAGTGGGCTGAGGAACAAGCCGCTGCGGCACTTGCTGCCGAAGAGAAGGCCAAAGCCGACGCCATTGCCACTGAAGAGGCCCGCGCGGACCATCGACAGCAGGTGTCTGACATCAAATCGCATTTACCCAAGGCCACAGGCTGGCGCGTAATTGTGTTGCCGTACCGTGGTGCTCGCAAGACCAAAGGCGGTATCGAACTTTCCGATCAAACCCTTGAACGCCAACAACTGACGACCACGTGCGCGTACGTTCTGGCTGTGGGTGACCTCGCATACCAAGACAAGGACAAGTTCCCTACAGGTCCTTGGTGCAAAGAGGGCGATTGGATCATCTTTGGTCGTTACGCCGGTGCGCGTATGGCCATTGACGGCGGTGAGATCCGCATCTTGAACGATGACGAGATCTTGGCGACGATTAAAGACCCAGAAGACATCCTGCATATGTGAGGTGAGCAATGAGCAAAACTTTGATGAACGATGATCAACTGGAATTTGACCTCGGAGCCGATGAAAAGGCGACGGACGTCTCAATCCAGAATGATCCCGTCGAAGGCAAGGACAGCGCTGCTGCACCTGCTGACGACAAAGCCCAAGAACAGGCCGCCGCGGAAAGCCATCGCAGCGAGCTCGAGACTGTCAATGACGCGGTGCAAAAGCGCATCTCCAAGTTGACAGCGCGCATGCGTGAAGCAGAGCGCCGCGAGCAAGCAGCGATTGAATACGCCCGTGGCCTGCAAACTCAGACACAAACGCTGCAACAGCGCCTTGTCCAGACCGACTACAGTCGCCTGACCGAAGCCAAAGCACGTTTGGATACCCAGCAAACAGCCTTGCGTGGCATCATTGCGAAAGCCCGTGAGGAAGGCGACCTGAACACCGAGATCGAAGCCCAAGAACGCTTGGCCGCTTTGGTACACGAGCAGCGTCAGGTGGCTGGTTGGTTGCAAAACCAAGAACATGAGCAGCAACAACCTGCGCGTACCACTCAGCAGGCTCAACAGCCCGCTCAGCAGGTCCAGCAGCAACAAGCTCCCCGTCCTAGCCCCAAGGCTGAGGCATGGGCTGCCAAAAACACATGGTATGGCCAAAACCGTATGTTGACGTACGGTGCATGGGGCATCCATCAGTCACTTATTGAGGAAGAGGGTATTGAACCCGACTCAGAAGAGTACTATACTGAATTGGACCGACGTCTTCGTGATGAATTTCCGAAGCACTTCGCGGATGAGCAATCGTCCAACCAATCTTCCAGACAACAGCGTTCCGCGCCTGCTGTTGCACCTGCCACCCGTAGTTCGGGGATAAATAGTGCGCGCCGAACTGTCCGGTTATCGCCGAGTCAGGTTGCTATTGCAAAAAAACTGGGTGTTCCTCTCGAGGAATATGCCAAGTACGTGAAGGAGTAAGAACATGGCTAAAGACACAACTATCGACCGTTCAACACGCAGCACGGTAACCCGTGCGAAAGAAGAACGTCGCAAGCCTTGGGCACCACCCTCGCGTCTTGACGCACCACCTGCGCCTGAAGGTTACGAGCACCGTTGGATTCGTGCAGAAGTCAACGGTCATCAAGACAAACAGAACGTGTATTCCAAGCTGCGCGAAGGTTATGAGCTCGTGCGTTTGGAAGAGTTGCCTGAGGAATATCAGGCAATGCTCCCTACACTAGACGACGGAAAGCACGCTGGCGTGGTTTCAGTTGGTGGTCTCTTGCTTGCAAGAATCCCCAAAGAGACTCTCGCAGAGCGCGCAGAATATTTCCGCCGCAAAGCACAGGATCAGTTGACTGCTGTGGACAACGAGATGATGCGTGAAAACGCTCACTCTTCAATGCGAATCCAAACACCAGAGCGGACTTCGCGCACAACTTTCCGTCAACCGCAAGGTTGATAACCTCAACTCTCAGGAGCTACACAAATGGCAAACGTAAACAAGCCTTTTGGTCTGCGTCCCTTGGGCAACCTCTCTGCTACTGGTGCACAGAAGCAGTACGGTTACCAAATCGCTGACAACCAATCTGGCGCAATCTACCAAGGCGACTTGGTCGTGGTCTATGACGGCTACATCATCAAGTACGACGCATCCACTCATGCCGCCCCAACAGGCGTCTTCAACGGCTGCCAGTACGACGATCCCACTCGTGCAAACAAGCCCACTTGGAAGAACTACTACCCCGGTAGCATCAACATTACTCAAGGCATCATCGCCTGTGAAGTGTTGGACGACCCAAGTCAGTTGTTCGTTGTTCAAGCTGACGGTTCTGTCGCTCAAGCCAACATTGGCAAGAACGCTGACCCAACAGCTGGCACAACTGGCAGCACTACTTCTGGCGTGTCTGCAGGTTCTTTGGACTCTGCATCCATCGCTAAGACAGCAGCGTTGACTTTCAAAATTGTTGGCTTGTATGACGTTCCCGGCAATGCCTTGGGCAACTACGCACAAGTCGTCGTAAAACTCAACCAACACCAGTACGGTAGCGTCGGTGTTGCATCTGACGGAGCATAATCATGGCTATCACACGTTCCCAACTGGTTAAAGAGCTGGAACCCGGCCTGAACGCTTTGTTCGGCTTGGAGTACAAGCGCTACGAAAACGAACACGAAGAAATCTTCGCAATCGAAACCTCTGACCGTGCCTTCGAAGAAGAAGTCATGTTGACAGGCTTCAGCACCGCTCCAGTGAAAACTGAAGGCGCTGGCGTGTCATATGACAACGCAATCGAATCGTACACAGCTCGTTACACCCACGAAACCATCGCTATGGCGTTCGCTTTGACAGAAGAAGCCGTTGAGGACAACCTCTACGACCGTCTGTCTGGCCGTTACACCAAGGCTTTGGCCCGTTCGATGGCTAACACCAAGCAGGTCAAAGGCGCTTCCGTGTTGAACAACGCCTTTACTGGCGGTCAATACGCTGGCGGCGACGGCGTGGCTTTGTGCTCTGACGCTCACCCCACTGCTTTGGGCCCCAACTTCAGCAACACTCCCGCTGTTCCTGCTGACTTGAACGAGACATCCCTCGAGCAAGGCATCATCGACGTGGCCGCGTTCACTGACGAACGTGGCTTGCGCGTGGCATTGACCGTCCGTAAGATGATTGTTCCTAAGGAACTTCAGTTCACGGCCGAGCGTTTGATGAAGTCCACATTGCGTACCAGCACTGCTGATAACGATGTGAACGCCATCAAGTCTATGGGCTTGGTCCCAGAAGGCTACGCTGTCAACCACTTCTTGACAGACACCAACGCATGGTTCTTGATCACTGACGCACCTAACGGTCTGAAAATGTTCGAGCGTTCACCTATCAAAACCGCCTTCGAAGGCGATTTCGACACAGGTAACGTGCGCTACAAGGCCCGTGAGCGTTACAGCTTCGGCTGGTCTGACCCACGTGGTATCTACGGTTCTCCCGGCGCGTAAGCATCGGAAACCAAAAAAGGGGCCTTCGGGCCCCTTTTCTTTTTCTGTGGATGGTGTATATTCAACCCACTAGGAATTTTCCGAGCGTCAGACTGGCCTAGCAGACGACATGCAGACGGACGCTCATCAACTCGCATGTGAGGAACACATCATGGCACGCACAAGTTTTTC